TTACGCTGGCGTGTCGCCACCCGGCGGCGCGTACTTTTTCAGCGCGGCCTCCGCCTCTGCATTCATCGTCTTTACTGCGTCGTCAATCAGGTCCCCGGCAAGGCCGACTATCGCTTCTGGCAAGCCAAAGGCCGCCAGCTTGTCCATGACGCGCTTTTTCTTCTCCGGTCCTAAGCCGCCATCAGGGATGAGTATTTCTTCAAGGCGGACCATATTTTGCACGATGTCCTTAACGCAAGCCCGCGCCTCATCCTGCCGGTCTGCCGGCATGAGGCTGTAATCCAGCGACAGCGGCATGGTTGCAAACAGCCACGCGTACCCGCGTTGCGCCAGCCCGCCAAGAGCAGCACTCAATTTGCGACGGACCACCGGCGAGAATAACGCCACTGCGCCGGTTAAAGCTCCACCGATAATCCACTCTTTTAAATGTTCCATATAACCTCCTTTTATTCCGAAAATCGCACGGCCAGGTTAACGCCGAGCGTCCAAGTATGTTCCGGCGCATACCACATGCCGGCAGCCGCAAACTCAATCGGCGGCAGTTCGGCGGTAGTAATGTGCGTTTTGGCCCATTCCCCAGCCGTACTCTTTTTCAGCATACCATCCAGCCGGCAACCAATGGACGCAAGCGGACTACCTTTCCCGTCCGCAACGTTAATTGCAGCGCCGGCGTTCAGCGTTATAAGCTCTGTGCCGTCGTTGGCATGGAAAGACACGATCGGCGCGTAAAGCGTGCCCAGCGTCATACCCTGCGGCACAAACGTGTACAGCGTTCCACCGCGAAGCTTGCCGAACACACTGGACAGGTTAATCCCTACCGGATCCACCACCACGGATGATGAAACAACCGCGGTAAGCCCGGTACTTGCAGCAGTCGCGTCCTCTGCGATCGCCGGACTCGTTGCGACCATCGCAACAACCAACATCAATAACCATATTTTTAATTTCATACCACTCTCCTATAAGTTTTCCCGTCAAAGCGTAGAGCTTCGCGGCATTTGTCCGCCAGGCGGTAAGGAAGCCCCAACGAAATATGTATCCAGCCGGGTTCTCTTATGACCTGGCCGAAGGGGATTTCGCTTGTGCGAATCCAGTTAAAGACATCGTCAAGCGATTTGCCCGGTACGTGAAAGTCCGCGGCTTCCGCTTTCGCGTGCTGCGAGTCCGGAACCCCGCCAACTGTCTTATTTAAAGCTTCGCACCTGTATCCGGACAGAATTTGCACCGGGCCGAAGTGTGTCCGGACGGGCTCAAGCAACACCTCGCAGACCTCTTTAAGTTTGTCCACGAAGGCGGACGCTTCCAGCCGGTTTTTGTCCTGCAAGTCCGGATGCTTTTCAGTCGCGGTAATTTCCGCAAATGAGAAATGCGGGCTTAACAATAAATTGTCTTTTTGCATACTATCCCCCTATCCTCTTGAGTAAAATAGCCATGACCCCGCTGCCTATGGCTGAGCCAAGAACTGAATACAAGGCAATCTTGGTATTAATAACAGCGACATCTTTTTTTAGGTCGGCAACGTCGCACTTAACCCCAGGCTTACCATTGCCGTTAAGGTCTTTGTGATGCTCACCGAGCGTTGCTTCCGCCGATTTAAGCCGTGCGTTAATTTCGATGATGTCTTTGTGATGGTCCATGTTCCCTCGCTAGTATTTCACGCATTTTAAAACTGCGATGTTTTTGGGGCGGGTTTCGCCCGTTGTGTAACTCGCCACTCCATCGGTATTAAGTGGAGGCCGGGCAGTATAATCGTTAGAGGCGTAAGCGTCTATGGCGCCCAGGCTCACACGCGTAATCCCATGCGTGTGGTCTTTAACGGAGTCCGTCTGCGTCGAGCCGAACACGCGGCCCGAATCCACCCCGGCTCCATTATCCCAGCCGCGCGTAAACTGGCCGCGGAAGTCTGGCGTTTTAAAAACAGCAGAAGACGTGTAGGTGTCGTAGGTGTGCCCGTAAAGCGCGAAGAGGTCGGAATACGTCGTAGTGCTTATGTCTGCGCCGTCTGACGCGATATAGCCGGCGGGGCAAGTGTTCGATGAGTAATCAATCAGCGTGCCCGTGGGGGCATAACTGCCCGTCGGCGCAGAAATGCTTTGCCAATACAAAGTAGTCCCGTCGTCGCGGATTGAAAGAACTGTGTCCGGTGCGCCGGCCGCAGAGGGCCATATATACGGAACCCCGTTAAGTGTGGTCGTAGTGGCGATGAGGCCATAGGACGCCTTTATATTTCCCACTACATCCAGTTTTTCCGTGGGGGCAGTTGTTCCCACTCCAAACTTAGTTGCATAGCGAGCAATGTATGAATCTACTCCACCCGATATCCGGCCAGACGGACTACCTCCGGTTTCCACAAAGAGTTCCCCATAACCAGCTGAAGTCTCCTGATATAGTCTAAGTGTTGACACTCCTCCGGGGGTCTTCATCTGGAATCCATTACCGAGGCCAGTCGTAACTATTAACGGTGTTGAAACCGCTACGCCTGGAAACCCGCTAATGGCTGTAAGCGTAGATATTTTTATCAGGCCCGTTATCGTAATGCCAGTCGCACCTCCACTCGCCGAGCCTAGACTATCGGTAAGTATCTTCCCTTGAAAGAAAGACTCTCCCCCGACTTGCAGTTTGTATGCACCACCTGCTACCACCCCTATGCCAACTTGTCCGTTCTGAATAACTAACGTTGACCCACCGACGCTAAATCCAGAGTTTTGAAAAGTGACGGACGAAGGGGCGGTAAGTGGAGTTGTGAGATTTCCGCCAAGCGCGAAGTCGCCGGAGCTATACAGTTTCCCGAAAACTGAAAGCACCGTTCCGTTTATCGGAGTCGGTGAGGCTCCGAACGCGGAATAACCATTTGTGGAAATAACCAGTTCAGACGGTCCGGAGCCTGCGTTAAGTGTTATTGGCCCAGTGACAGAATTGGAAATAACCAATCCTGTCCCCGCGCTTTCTGATATTGACGCAATATTCGGAGCAAAACCGAGCCCTAAAGTTCCCTGTCTGAATGTTGCCGAAGACGCAAACGTCACCGGTGCCGTTGTGTTGAGCGTTCCGTCCCGCCGGAAATAATTCGTGGCTTCGCCCTGCAGGCCGGAAAGCAGAATACCATGCGCCGCCGTGGACACGGCAAGCGCGTTATCCGCCGCGGACCGCGTGTTTGACTCCGCGGTTAAATCAGTGCGGAGAGTACCCGTAGAAGAAGCCAGCGCGTCGGCCTGCGCCTTTAGATTTCCAGTGGAAACAATAACATCTGCGACATCGGCGGTCAGCGTCGCTAAGTCCCCGGCAGTGGTCGAAGTCGAAGCGTCCAGCGCGGTTAAGAAGTCCTCGTCGTATGCAGAATTTTTAACCGTGTCGGTGCCGGCGAACATAAGCAGGCGGTTGGGGATTCCGTCTTCGGTGGTCGTTACCGTCCGCGTTGAGGGGGAAACTGTCAGCCAGTTGGGGATACAGACCCCGGCTAGGCAGAAGCTTTGCCCGGAGATTACGCCGCCAGAGCCGATTAGCGTTATCGTGGGGGTGCTGGCGGTGGCAGAGGAGGCGGCGATGCGGATTTCTCCAGAGATGGTTTCCAAGGACTTCCCGGTTGTGCTCGATTTGGTCAGAGCGTAATAAGGGTCTACCGCAAAAGCGACTGAGGTGTAGATAAAAAACATTCCCAAAAGTGTAAGTATTTTTTTCATAATTCTCCTATGCGGCCATCTTCCATTCGATGCCGTTGTATACCATCAAATTTCCATTATCGGTATCCATAAAAAGCATATACGTCGAAGGCGCTTCCGGCATTGAACTTACGGGGCCTGCTCCAAAAGAGAACCCGCCCAGAAAGTTAGCGACAGATATTTTTTTGGTTTCTGTCGCGGTAGCGATCGGTAACAAGTCCGAGGCGGCCGCCGCCGTGAGTTCTGTCAGTTCGGATATTTTTTTATTTGCCATATTTATTCCCACCACCAAACTTCGCAATATCCCGAACCGCCCGCGCCTCCGGCGTGGTCGTCAGTACTAGTGTCGTAAGCTCCGGCTCCACCACATCCGCTGTTAGCCGCGGCCGCCGCGCCTTGCCCGTCGGTTGCGCCTTCTGCTCCGGCTGCGCCGGTTATAAGGGAGCTTCCGCCGCTTCCGCCAGTAAAAACCCTTCCATCCATCCCTGGAACCGAGCCGAAGCCTCCAGAGAATTTCCCGGCGGCTCCGGCACCCTCTCCACCGCCCCCACCTGCAGCAGAATAGGCACCGAACGATGTCGCAGTTCCTGCCACGCCCGGAAGCCCGGCATTAGATCCGCCGGCACCCCCGCCGCCAATAGTTACGGATACGTTTCCGACCACGGGAACAACGCCTTGAAAAATACATCCGGCTCCGCCCCCACCTGCCGCTTTGGGCCCCGAGCCGCCGTTAGCCACCCCGCCTCCGCCGCCACCTCCGCCAACCAGAATAAGGTGGACGAAATCAACGCCGGCAGGGCGTGTCCAAGTTCCGCTGGAGGTAAATCTTTGACTTTTTAACCGACCGATCATATTTCTTATCGTCACAGACATAAATTCTCCTTAAACCGCTAAAGATGTTAAAACCCAAATATCAACACTGCCCTGGCTTGCTGTGTCCAAATTTGCGCCAACGCTGCGCGCTGTCACCTTAACTGCCGTGCCGGAAGCGTTATTCTCTCCGAATAGGCCCAGGTTAATGTCAAATGTGTCGTCCGCAACGGCTGCATGGCCGGCATATTCCGGCGCGTATTTGGACGTATTTCCGACCAACCCGACACTGATGTAATATTCCGTGATGGCTCCGCCGGCGAACTGCGCACTATGCTTAATTTTTACGGCGTGGATTATCTGCCCGGCCGCTAGCGTAAAAAGGTCAGCGCTGTTTACAAGTGCGGCCGCAGAGAGCGTTGCGTATCCAAGCGTATATTTCGTCCACGTCAGGCCGCCGCCTGCAGGGTCGAAGGTGCTGACCACCGTGTGCGTGATGGGATCAACCATCTTTATTTTTCCTGTATTTTTTAAATACAGGTCTCCCCACGGAGTCGCGGCTTTTCCGATATCGACACTGCCATCAACAACCTGCTGCTTTCCTGAATCGTAAGGAACCGATGATTCGACGTTGCCGAGGTCGGTAAGACTCTGGTTTAAATCCGCCGCTTCAAGCACTTCGCTATCTACAAAAACTTTTGCGTTTATCTGTTTTGCCATTACGCCTCCAACAAAATTCTGTAACCATCTTCGGACAATAAATATTCTTCATCTTCGGTAAGCAGCGCCGGGGCTTCGTAAGCCAGTTTCCTAACGAGAATAGTGGTTTTCTGCTTATCGTGTTTAACTTCCCAAATAATAAAATCATCGGCGTATGATATTTTCACCGCACCGACAGCAAGGCGTAGTCGGTCAATACCGAGCCTGCCTATCCCCAGGATGAAAGCGTCTTCCGGCGCATAGCCGAACCGTTGCACTTTTATGCGGTCAAGAATATTTAAAAAAGGGGAGTATGGAAGATCAATTTTGAAGCTGATTAATTTCTGCTCGGTTTTTGCGCCGATATAATTAATAAGATTCTGCCGTTCCGTCGAGTCTGTTATACATGAAATACTTATCTCTTCCGAGGTTTTAAAAAGCGTCGAAGTGGTGCTGTTGTATTTAATCGCCGGAGTTGTATCCGACCAGTACCAATTTTCAATGATATTATTTGAGCCGCTACGGTAGTCGTAAACTTTTATCTTGCGCTCGGGATTCATCAGAAATTCTTGCTTCGTCGCGGGCGTGGGTTCTGCGGCCTTAAAATAGAACACCTCGTCGTCGACATAAAAAATGCTATGCCCGTAAGCCAAATCTTTTAAGACATCCATGACCTTCATTCCACTGTCCCACTGCGTCGTGTCTATGCTTGAGGTGTTGTACCCGGCCGAGACGTTTTCAGGAAGGACCTGAAAGTATTTGGTAAAGTAGCCCCGGCTCATTATTTCATAAACAAGACCATTGACTGTGGTTGCCGTCAGCGCACCGATGTCGCTTATGGTTTTATCTTCAAGCAGAGTAAGCAAGTCTTTGGCGGTTACTTTTTCCGTGTTGTTCTCGGTCGTGACTGCTGTCGTATCGTCAATGAGCCCGTGGAAAGAGATATCCTCTACTTCTATCTGGTTGTCCGGGTCAGTATATTTATCAACGTAGCCTTCAACGATTTTGAGTTGCGAATAATGACGTATGTATCCATGAAAAAAGCTATTAGGATTCGACTCGTCCGACATTTCTCCGTGCAGGTTTATAAATTCGATATTAGCGTTACCGACCGTCACTCCACCGAATGAATAGCTGTCGCTGGGCAGGCTTTTTGAAATTGAACCGACACCGTCGCCTTTCAGATAAGATGATATATCCTGCCAATCGTCTTCGTAGTCAAAAATTTCGGTTGCCGATACACTGTCTATGTCGCCGGCAAATGTTGCATTGGCGGCCAGATACAGCACGCCGTCCCCCACGCATATCAGATCCTGCGTATACGTGCCGTCGCCGGCAACCGCTGCGCCGATTCCGTCGGAACCTATCTGTGGAGTAATGGCGCCCGTTGCATAGTTGCTGATGGTGAAGGCTATCCGATAGCGACGGCCCACAATCATGTTAATGTCTTGTTGCAGATTACTGGCCGTGCCGCTGACTTTGCTTGCTTTGCCTCCGGCGATACTCCATCCGGCGCCCTCTAGCCAATCAGTATCCGCACCAAAGGAACCGTTTAAAACGGCTTCCGCGCCATAAGAAGGATTAGCCAGGAAGCGTTTAACATAAACGCGCCGGAACCATTCTATCTGCGAGTAGCGAGCGAATATCTGTTTATTGGTCAACGTCATTAATCAACCTCAACCATTTTCAGCGTGTCGTTAAGTCCGGCTCGGTAATAGTTGCCAGTATATTCCGGTGAAAACTTATCAACCAGGCAGACTTTGTATAAATCTTTAAAGCGATAGGGCGCAAAACTGTAAGTAAACTGGCTTTCATCCGCACCGTTTGGCCAAATATAAAACTCGGCCTTCCGTTCTTTCAGCGCCTCGAGCAGGTCTATGTCAGCCTGATTGATGTGCGATTTTATTTTCAAACTGAACTCGGCGGCCTCGCCCTTGTCGATTATGAAATACTTGGCGTTGTCCAGTTTATGCTTTACCTGTTCAAGATTGCGCGTAGGATTTAACGCTATGGGGTAAGCCAGCGCGCCCAACAATTTAAACGAATGGAAAAGGCCGATGTATTTTTCCTGATTCGCCGTAAGCGTCGCGCTGCCGGTTATTTTTATCTTGGCCGTCGTAATGTTCGCCGCGGCTTCCACGTAAATATGCTTATAGTCAGTGGACTTAATAATTTCGCAATTCACACCGTCCTGGAACTCCACATACGCGGTTCCATTCCAATAATAAAAAGCGATGTCTGAAATGTTTGTATCGTATACAAATAGACAGCGCACAACTCTGTTTGTTTGAAAATCACGCTCAATGCTGACCGCGTCGCCGTCCGTGGCTTCGCCACTGGTTATCCAACGGGTGCGCTTATTCCCGTCGAAGGCGTACCATTTCTTGGTATCGTTGGATGAAGCAATAACGGCGCCGCCGAATGCTTGCAGAGCGTAATTATAATCAAAGAATTTCGTCCCGCTCATCAGAAGGCTCCCGACGGCAGAGGATTAAGCATTCTTCCGCCTATCTTTTCGGTCAGGACTTCGTGTACTTTAATTGCGAACTCTTCGGCGGTTGTGCCGATAATATTTCCCTCAACCACCACGCTGACATTGACGGCAGAATTGCTATTATTCGTCGTGCTATCATGCGAGCCGCCGGAAAGAGAAAGGGCGCCGCTGCGGATTGCGTCCGAGAACGTTGCCGGAACGATAATTTCACCTCTGTGGATATTGGCCGGCATATCTTCCGGGACGAAGTCTGTGCCGACGGCGAACGAAACCCCGGCGATGTTAGCAAGTTGAACTGCGCCCGCCGCGCCCACGAGTGCAGCGAGCGCAATATTTACCGGGAAAGGATACCAAGCTATTGTTTGAGTGATTCCTTGCGCTATATTGATCGTGGCAGCGGCCATAGCGGCAGCTTTACCTATGGAAACAAGTGTCTGGCTATTTGATTGCTGAAGTCCCGCTATAACTCCCATCGTGTCAGAGAAATTTTTAACCTTCTGTTGGTTTAGAGTTGCATTCAGCTTTGCCATTCTCCCTCCAAAGGTCTGCTCACTCTGAAGCTGTGCGTTCTTTCTCGCATCTTCACGGGCGTCATAATCTGTATTTATGGCGTCTATCTCCAGCCGAATTTCTTGCGCTTTGTCTTTAGATAAAATGCCTTTTTGCTCCAAAAACTCACGCTCAGACTCAAGTTTGGAAACCTTATCCTCGCGTTCATTTGCAAACTGAAGTTGCATCGCGGCAAGTTCTTGCGCTCTCGCGTTTGTGTCTATGTTGCCCAGTTCGTCTTGCCCTGCACGCTTGATTGTAATAAGCGCCTGCTGATGTTCCGTGGCAAGCTGTTCCTCGTATTTCAAGGCAGCGCGGTCAGCATCGGACATGCCGCCGCCATTATCATTGCCCGGATTGGATGCTTTATCTTTTATTTTGGCGATTTTTAGTCCGGCTTCATTCCATACGCCTACGATGTGATTTGCAAGACTCGTCCATGCTGCCTTAATGTCTATGGGGTCCTTGCCGAGAGCGGCTAACCCTAGATTTATAAGCTCAATCCAACCTTTTATGGGATATGTAAGGATATCGAGCAGACCGGAGGCGAAAACTTTTCCTTTCTCCCAAATGTACCCGAAAACGGTCGCAGTATCGTTGCCGAGCTTTACAAACCAACTTCCAATAGCGTTAAGTGTTCCGCCGAACTCCAATTTGAGAAATTCCACAAGCTGTTGTGTCTTTTCCTGTATCCCGCCAACGTTGGTCACCCAAATAGTGCCCAGGATAGCCACAAGCGCGGCGATGGCCGCGATAGTAATCATGACGGCGCTAAGGTGAGGAGAAAGAATTAAAACGGCCTGTATGTCTTTAAAGGCCTTTATCAGTGACGGAATAGTAGTCACGATCAAGGTGTTCATTCCTATAACAAGTCCGGCGACAGCAACCGTCGTGCCGGAAAGTGCCGCGGTGGCCGTCAGTGCCATCGTAGCCAGCTTCACGAGAAACGGATTGCTCTGAATTAGATAAACCAGGTTGTTTAAGGTATTGGTTATACGCACGACCACCGGCTGAAGCTGTAGACCGATAGCCTCTATGAGTTCGCCGATATTTCCTTTAAGTAAGGTGATAGAGCCGTATCCCTTTGTAGCGGCTTCGGCCTGTCCTTCAAACTTCTGTCCGAGCGCGTCCGTAACCATCGCGGCGCGAGTTTCTGTGTCTGTAATGCTATCCAGGTTCAATTTAAAGCCGCGTATCTTGTTGGTAGCTCCTTCAATCGCCGCGCCGACAACCATAGACGCTGTTTCGATATTTTTGCCAGTGGCCGCCGCATAATCCAACGTGGCCTTAGTCAGGTCGTCGAGAGCTTTTCCCTGTAATCCGTATGCAAGGTAAGTAGCTTCGATTTGTTTTATCTGTTCGTCGTCGACGCCACTTTTCTGCATAAGGTTGGCTGCATAGGCTTCAAGGTGCGGCAAAACCTTAGCCACTTCAAGGCCTTGGTTTTGTATGGCCTGGGCGAGAACGCGGGTGCTCCGCTCAGCTTCTTGCCCTGCTTTTATTGCGAGTCCGAGACCCAGACCAGACGCGGCAAAGGCCACGCCTGCAATCTGTCCTACTTTTTTAAACGCGTCGCTGACGTTATTAAGTTCAGACTTAAGCGCCGCGGCGTCACCTAAAACTCGGAATACAATTTCATTGTCGGCCATAATTACCATTCCTGGAACTGATCTTCAATCGTAGGAGCTTCGCTCTTTTCTTCTACGTCGGAGAGTTGTTGCATATAGCGCGCCATAGCATCGCCGTCCCCGCACTGTGCCACGTTTACAGATTTCGCCATATACATGGCATTGGCTCTCATTTCTTGGTCTTTGAGCCGGCCATACATGGTTAGAATTGCTTCAATTTCCCGCCACGTTAGTTGCTCAATTTCGTGTATTTTATAGCCGGCGCAAAGGACCAGCAGTCCAACGATTTCCTCAAAACCTATTTTTTTTTACTCTTTCCGACCTTCTCCGGGTTCTGGTCAGGCAGGCCATGATTGATAGCGGAGTCTGCTATCTTCGACATTTCGCCGATCTGCGTCATGTCAATTCCTTCGCAGAATTTGTCCATGCTTATCGTTTCCCGGACTTCGCTCGGCACGCCGAAGTAAAGTAATATGGCAAGCGTACCCATGGGCTCCGTCGCCATCTTGCTTTCGATGTTGGACGGGGTTATGCCCTTGCTTTCCATAAGCCGCCAACTCTGCAGGTTGTATTTCAGCTTGTGTTTGGCGCCGTTTATTTCTACTTCAAAATCTTTAAAAAATTCGTTCGATTCCATAGAATCTCCTCGCGTTTATTCCCGGGCGGGTTTTTGTGCCCGCCCGGTTGCCTTTAAATTAGGCGTTGGGGTACGTCTGACACAGGCGATACAGTTTGTCGCTATTGGCCGTGTCAACCAGCACCTTTCCGTTAAGAGTCCATTCGGACCACTCGCGCATTTTTGCGGACCACGGCACGCCGAATGCCTTAACCCGGAAAATGTCTATGTAGAATATCGCGCCGTCGGATTTCTGCGGGAACACGACCATCGCGCCAAACTCGCTCATCGTGGCAGTTACGCCTCCGACATCAACAGACATACTGCCGCTGTTGACCGGGCGCACATCCACGTAGGCAGTGTCGTCGGCCGTGAATGCAACAGTGCCGGACCCCGCCGTAATGGTTAAGCCCAGATCGTCAACGTCAACCGTTCCGCTCGAACTGGGAATGGTTATCTCGGCGGAAGCTATTTCACCTCCGATGTTCTGGAACGCGGCGTCGCCTTTAGGCAAGCCAAGCAAGTATATGCGAATTTTGTTCGCGGCAGTGGCTTTTAAAAGAAGACGGCCAGCCGGGAGGTTGGCTATCTTTGCGGATTTTACTGCGATTGAGGCAATGCCCGTTGTTGCCTTGATAACAGAGGTCCCGACTTTATTGGTCGGAGTTCCGATATACCCTGCGGCTTCTGCCGCGTTTTCGGTGGGAGTGTTCCCCTCAAACAACGAGAAGACGAAATTGGGATACTCTTTCAGTTTAACGGACAGACTGTTTTCGGGCTGTCCAAGCTCGGTATCCCAAGCACCTTGAGCGTCACCGCCGGTGAGGTCCTTGAAGTCCACCTTACGCTCAAAATTTATTTCCTGCAGGACGCGGAATACTCCGAACGGCAGACCAGTAGTTCTGCTGTAGGGGATGAGGAATTTCGCGCCGTAGAAGTCTTTGACTTTTTCTATTGCCATTTTTATGTCTCCTTATTCAAAATCACTGTCTTCGAAGTGAATAGCGTATTTCAAATCGGCCGCTATATCCGCCCAGCCTGTGCCGGCCGGAATATGCTGTTGAATCCCGCCTCTCACTATTGATTTACTGACCCTGAGCTTTTTCCCGGAGAAGTCTTTTACCTCAACCGATCCGCCGTCAGGGCGTTGAAACGTTACCGAGGGTCTGCGTATTTTGTCGCCATTGTCGGCGACGTCAATCGCTTTAACCGCGCGGTTGTTTAGAACTTTTTCCAGCATCTCTGCGTCTTTCTCTGCCATGATTACTCGCTCCTATGCGAATGAAATTGAGGCCTTGACCCCACCGACCAAAATAGACACGCCACCAGTGTCAACTGTGACGGGAATCAATTCTTCCAGCGTTAAGCCAAGCTCCAATGCCTGACTTTCAAGCGCTTCTTTTATTGCTCGCGTATACCTCAAAGATTTTAAATACTCGTTACCCTTATTTTTGTCCCTGAAAACGAGTTCAACTACAACGGTTGCCATGACGGCCGAACAGTCTCCGTTTGCGTCGCTTCGCAACTTTTCCAGTGCGATGTTTACGAACGGGTCCTTGTTCGGTAGTTCTGATATGGAAAACCGGAAGTGATCCGCGATGTTCTGCGCAGTGGCGCATGGCACCTGATCTAACGCGCTATCACCCTTCTCCGTGTTAATGGCGACTATCCGAGCGTTCAGGCTATCAACTAAAACGTCACGTATAGCAAGTAACAATTCTTCCGTGTCTCGAATCATACGATGTCCCCTTTCACGTCAATGCCGTTGCGTTTAAACATCTTCACGAAGTAGTTGTTGATTATTCTGCGCCAGCGACGAAACTGTACTTCGTCATGGGTAATCAACTGACGTTGAGCCATGCGCCGTGTGCCGTACTCGTGAAAGCTCGCGTAGTAGACGCCTGTTCCGAACTCCGCGGCGGTTTCTGTTACACGATTGACATTCTCGGCGTGGGCCTTGTTGTAAAAACTCTCAGCCAACCGCCCGGAACCTACCATAATGGGATAGACTCTTCCGAAAAGGTGCTGCTTTTGCTTCTTCGTAGAATCTTTCAAATCGTCCCAGCGGCTCGTTCCGGGCGTTGAGAAGAAACCCTTCATGCTCTGCCTGAAATCGTTGCCAATACCTTCGAGCACATTCCGTAAGCGAATCAAATCAACATCGCCAAGACGCTTTAGAAGGTCTTTGCTTTCTGGCGATAGTTCGATGTTGATATTTTTCGCGTCCATGATTAATACTCCGTGCTCCGCTTAAATACCGGTACCGCGTCCGAGGCGTTGTTATAGGACACTAAGTTTCTGGCTTCGTCTCGAACTGTTTTCAGGTACTCAAAAAGCGTGTTAAGTTTCTCGTTGGCTTCTTTCCCCAGGTCCCTAGTTTTCTCTACGGAATTGCTTTTCCCGACGGAGTTTCCTCTGTCGCGGAGAATATTGTCAATGTCATTCGCAACGAACTTAACTTGAACTTCTTTAACCACTTTCGAAATCACCGAGTCAGTAACCGGTGTCGCGCAGACAAGGGATAGCCGCATGTTTATCATGGCTTCCCAGCTGTCGAGCATGAACTGCACCTTTGTGGACGAGATAGGGTCACTCGTCCCGAAGGTTGCATTTTGAAAATAGTTTTGAACTTCAGCTACTGTTGCGTATGCCATTTTCGTAATCCTTAATACAACGTTAGCCCCATCGAGTCGCCGAAGTTTCCGGCACTAGTTCCGGTGGCAACCGCTATGCGCGCGGGAGTCGTATCGGAGCAAAAATACACGTCCCCGACGGCGGGCGTTATGAGCGCCAGCTCAGCTTTTGTTTTTACCGCCAAGCCTAGTTTGCCCGTCATGGTTCCACCGGTGGTATACAAACCGTTCGTAACAGTGGCGGCGTTGCCAGATATGCTTCCGGCAATCGTGTTGCCAAACGTGCAAACCCCGGCGGTGCAGGACAATGTCGAAGTGGCGAGCGAGAACGAGCTTCCGGTAATAGTTAGCGACGTTCCTTTTAAGTTTCCGGTTGAGCCGTCAAAGACAATCGGGTATGTGCTCGGCGTGTTTGAGCTGGCGGCAATGCTCAATGAGCCGGACAGCGTCATTGCCGCTTTGCCGGTTGTCGTGTCCTTAACAACTCCGTAGTAATCCGTTTTACTGTCGAAGTGTCCGACGTAGTAGTCCATTTTTCCAGTGAACGGATTGAGTATATACTGGCCGTTTGATTCCGCGGCTATGCCGGGAAGCACCAGTGCGATCAACAGAAATACGAGTAGGTATATTTTTTTCATTTTATATCTCCGTTAATATGTGTAACCGGCGCGATCGTCCCAAACCTTGTCAAAATTGACAGAGTCGGAAGCAAACCGCTTGGATATGACGTTTCCTGTTTTCAAAACTTCAACGATAAGCCATTTGGCTTCGGTTGCAAGCGCGCCGGGCACGGCATATCCGTAATAGGATTTGTTTTCGTCTACTACGTCCTGCTTGGTCTGCATGAAAAGTGTTGCGTCAGCCGACAACGGGGTCATTTGTAGGGGGTTCATTTTGCTTTCTCCTTGTTCTGATTTTTGGGACCAACCTGCGGCGCGGACTTGGCCACCATGAGCATAGGTTCTGCTTCTATCTGGCGTTTCTGTTCTTCGGATACTTCAATTTCCGTCGCCGTTTCGGTGAACAGAAATCCTGCTCGGCGGAATTGTGATATTCCTTTTTTTGTCATTACCGATATTTTCATAATCGCTCCATTTTGAGAATGTTAGGAGAGGGCGAGCAAAAGCCCGCCCTCCCTCTGCCGGACTAGTTCACGGTCTTAATGGCGTACTGCCACAAGCCGTAGCCCACGTTATAGCGGGCATATGTGCCGTACAGGAACTCGTCGCGCATGAACGCGGCTTCGTTTGTCTGCGGGTTGTCGAGCGCCACAAACTCAACGGGGACTTCTTCCTGGTTAATGAAGGGCTTCAGGTCTCCGCCAGTATAAATCAGGTACCAGTCGGTGGAATCCGCAGCGGTAAGTCTGGACGACGCGATTACTTTCGCTTCACCTCTAAGGGTGTTGGTAGAACCGGACAGCGTTTCTGCCGTAAGAACAGCTTTTGCAACGGCCTCAAGGCCGAGCGGAACCACAACAAGAAGGTTGCCCTCAAGCTCCAGGCCTTCGCCGAAGAACGGTTCGCCCTGGTCGTCCTTAAACGCTTTCATCGCAGCTTTCGCGGCGAGATAATCGGTCTGAAACTGGCTTATGTTCGTGCCGGACCCGGACAGCTTGTTTGACTGATTTCCGCTGTTGCCTTCTGCGTGGTCGGTGTCAAAGAAATACTGTCCGTCGTAGCAGAGCCCGTAAGCCGCCGTGTCGCCCGCGCTGAGCATGGAAATCAGCAGTTCGAGCGGGTGCATTTTGGCTTTGCTCGCCATCTCTTTGACGCGGGCAGTATACATACCGAGATGATCTCGTTCGATATCTTCGCGCTTCACCGACATGGTGCTTTCCCATTTCTTGTTGAGAATGGTATAGATTTTTCCGAGCAGCTGTTTTACTTTCCGCTCGTCGGTAAACTCCGATATCTTCGGTACAGCGTTGAGCCCGGTATAAGTTTCACCGCTGCTGGTTGACGGAGATTTCATCGCCAGCTGTTCAAGTAGCGGCAATGTTATCGTGCTGAGTTTTTTCTGAAACGCCGCTTTTAAAATCACCGAAGCGTCATTTATCTGTTTAAGTGTGTTCTGAAGTGCCATTGTATTTGTCTCCTTTTGATTATTTCGCGTAGCCGTCTATGCGGACATACACTTCGCTGGCGGAAACATACTTCGTGAGGATTCCGCATTTAACGTAGCAGGCCGACGCGTTTCCGCTGGCTTTGCCTACGGTGCCACTGTCTTCGATATAGACTTCGCATCCGACATCTGAGGCAGATACCGCGACTGGACCATTGCTGGTAGAACCGCCAGTAGCGTAGGGGAAAATGCCTGTCTTCCAGGTCTGGATTTCTTCCGTCCCTATAGCGTCAGAGCCTGCGGCTCCGGCTTTGTATTCATGGGCCACGCCGGCGAACTGCTCGCCCGTAGTGTTGGCGGCCGGCTGAACGCCTTTATAGGTCGCACCGCGGTTAACGAGCGAGCCCCTGTAGATGATCTTGGCTACGGATGCAACATTGATAAGCTCCGAAACCAGCTGGCCGTCTTTTCTTGAATAATCGAATTTGTTTTCGCTTAAAGCTGTCATGCTTTTTCTCCTTTGGTTATTTCTGCGCCGCCAGAATGTCCTCTTTGGACAATCCGTGCGTTTTTGCTTTTGCTTCGAGCTCGCTGTCTATGGCGGGCGCGTCGTTAGCGCCGGCGTCACCCTTGGGCGCGACATTGAGCAGCGCCGGGATATCCGCGTAAAAACTTTTCAGCTCATCGGCGGTTGCAAACTTAGCGAAAATCTTTTCGCGGTTCGCTTCAACGACCTTGCCGACTCTCTTAAGATCTTCAAAGCAGACCGCTTTAGCATCTGCTTCTATCTTCCCGGAAAGCTCGCTCACCTTTTCCGTGAGAGTTTTGTTTTCGGCTTCAATCTTCGTAGACTTTGCAGAAACGGTTTCAAGCTCTTTTGTTTTTTGCTGGTTTTCCGCTGTGAGCTTGGAGAGGTTTTCAGTCAAAGCCATGACGTTGACGCCGTGCTCCGAGAGCTTAGCTATCAATTCTTCTTTGTTCATGGTGTGTTTCTCCTTGTTTGCCGCAGGCTCAGACAGCTTGATGGCCGACATGCCCTTGATAAAGGGCCTATTCGTAAGCGTCCCACCCAGCAGCACATTTTTGAATATTTCTCCCTTTTCGTTTTTGTAACTGAAAAGGAACTCGGGGCTAAAGTATTTAAACCGCTTCTCTGCAATAAGCTGTCGCCCTTGCGCGGTAAATTCTACCCATGCCCACAGTTCTGATTGATTTCGTATTTCAACAGATTGTATCCATCCCTCGGCGGCGCGCTCTCCGTTGTCGTTATCGTGCGTTGCGTCTACGGAAATATCAATGCCGCGTACCCGCTCGTCGAAGTGAGCTTTAAAGAGGCCCAGGTCTGCGGAGCTTATTTCAAAATCACCGTATTGGATGTGTTTAAATTTTCCGGTTTTAAGTATTTGTATTTCACTGAGCTTTTCGCCGAGCGTTACTTCGGACTGCCCGAAGGAAACCGGGTCCGATAATTTATAGATATCTTTGGATTCAGCATTCAGAACCTCATCGGCGATTCCGTATTCAACGGCTTCGCTGGCCGTCATATAATAGTCTTGCTTTTTAACGTCGTTGCGGATTTTTCCCGCAGGTTGTTTCGTGTTCTTGGCCAGTATTTCTATAAGCCGGCTATTCATAGCGGCGGCCTGCGCCAACTGTTCCTGCATATCGGTGTTTGTGCCTATCGCCAGCGAAGACACCTCGTGAATCATAACCCTGGTGTTTGACGTTACAAATCGTCTTGCCCCGGCCGACAGCAGCCACGCCGCCGCCGAGTCTGCTTCTCCGATTGCGATGGTATAGACCGGGCTTTTGAGCAAAGCCATCGTGTCCAGTATCGAGAATAACGCAGTGACGTCCCCGCCATAACTGTTTATGTAAACCTTTATAGGGTCCTTGCCCTGCCTGTCGAAGTCCAACATCTGTTTGATTGTGGACTGCGCCATATCCTGGCAGAATCGGTCAAAAATATATATTTCTCTTTCCATATTCTCTCCTAAAATTGTTTTAGCGCCATAATGCTGGGCGGCGGAAGTTCGTTGTCGATTACAATGTCTTTTGCGTCCGGGTCGTCTGCGTAAATAGGCTCTAGAATTGTGCGGCAACCATAATGCAACGGGGGCTGCACTTTCGCCAGCTCTACGCTTCCGGGTGCGTAAACATGCCCGTTAAGCCATGCGCAAATTTTTGTAGTGTCGGCATCAATTACGGCGCTGACCCTATACGCAATAATCTGGTCGCTGGCCACATTTGTGAAAAAAAACATACTTCCGTTATTGATGCTTTCCGCGACTACGTTATCCGCGCCGGCGGATACTTTGCTGCCGTCCGTAAAATCAGCCAGGACAAGATTAACTTCCGCGATGGACTGTTTTATACTCAGCCCGCTATCAATTGCCTTTTGCGCAGTGTATATGGCCTTTAGGCGCATGTTTAGCGTCTGCCCGTCTACGATGGCGTCGATCTTGTTAATAACGTAAGCCTTAAGCGATTTAGGCAGGTCTTTAGGGTTAATTTCCTTATCTTCCGCCAACTTCTTCGCCATGTGTGAGCGCGCGTCTTGTTTGGCAAGGTTGTACCCTTCTTTTGCCAGATAGGCTATCTTGCGCGCCAGGCCATCTTTATACTTCGCCACATAGCCGAGCTCTATATTCTTAAGACCCTGAGTTTCAACACTGCCACGATTAAGTGTCGCTTCTATATCTGCGACGAGTTTGTCTTTTATCGTGAGCAAATTCGCACGCATGAAGTCATAGACGCGCTCGGCTTCTACGTCAATCATTTGCGCGTGCTTCTTCGCTTTCGCCAGAGAAGCTTCGGACATTTTTTTAACCGGTTCCGTTATTATGGGCTCCGTGGGGCTCGGCTCAACAGGCACAGCGGACGGCGTGTTGACCTTTTCCCGCCCGGCTATTTCCTCGTCAGAAAGAGGCCGTATTTTAAGCCGCTTGCGAAGGTCCTGTTCGTCCTCAACACCGAACTTTACCGCGCCGGCTTTAATTAGCCGCTCGCAGTAATCAATAAATTCTTTTACTTTGGCTTTGTTTAGGTTCAGCCCGCGCAGCGTGGGATAGACTTTCTGCGGTCCGAAGTTTACGTCAATCATCTGACGTATAACATACCGGCTGAAAATCTCTTCGATGTATCCGACAACAAACTGTAAGCCGTCAATAAATATCTGGCTCTGGTCCGCGCCCAGCGAGTAGGAACCGCCGTTCCCATTCTGCCCCAGCTCAAGGAACTGCGTAAGAGTGCTCCCGGCTATCTTGGAGTCGTAAGAATCAATCGTACTTTGGACCGCTGCGCTGTCGAACTTGCCCGCGATTATTTCAAACTTATAAGTTTCTGGGATTATGACGTAGGAGTTTTCGTGCGTGACCATATTCTTCGCCATAGTCTTTACTGCGATATACTCTGGGCTGGAAGGGTCTACGCCCTTGGGCACGGTGACAACCGGAGTGCCGACAGCCATGCGCTCAATGCCGATGGCCTGTACCTTCATGACTTCTTTTTTGAAATCCCACAGCATATACGAGTTGCGCAGAAGAGAGTTTCCGTGCATATCGTCGCCTTCCTGCGCCAGAACAAAGAAAACCAGGTCGTCAAACGGTATATCAACCTTCGCACCGTCTGATTTTATTTGCGTCATGAGATTCGTCAGCGGGTCTATGGCTTCAATGGATTTCTGTAAGCGCATCTTAAGCGCCACGCCATGATAGAGCTTGCCCTGATACTCCCACTCGCCCCAGACCTTTTCAAACACGCTGAAGCCAAATTCAAAGCAGGTCAACACCTGTTGAAGTAGTAAACCGAACGGCATCTTGTTTGCTTTAAAAAAATATTCACGGCAAAAATCGGCATGCAACTTGCTTGAGTCTTCCTCGTCACCCGGAAGGAAGTCCCATTCGCAAGAGAGAATCGGGTTCTTTATCATTCGCAGAACTTTTCCTATCTGCGCGTCAGAGCGGCGCATTTTGTCATAAATAATCGCGCCAGCCTGGCCCTGCAAGGCCGTAAGGTATTCGTCTGTGAAAATGCCATTAAAAAACTGGTTCCCACTGTCCCCGGTCGGGATCGCTTTAAGCGCTATTTTTTCAGCCATGTATTTTCACCAAGATATTCATGTCGTTGTTCACGTCCATGAGTATGTTTCTGCCAGACACATGCGGATTTTTGAAATGCGTATAAACCGCATAACGTAATGCGTCCATCGCGTGGTCCTTAATCTTCGCCGGCTCGTCGAGAATATCGCCAGAGCGGGAAACCTTGTACTTGTATTCTTGGATTTCCTCAGTCAAAAGCTCTGATGATTTCAGGATGTGAAGCGGATAAGTTCTGACAGCATCAATGCCGTCAGAAACGGACTTGTCGGCGGAATGAATATTGAACCCGGACTGCTCAATATCGGCAATGCGTGCAGGCTCTGCAGCGTCGGCGTATATTGGCCGACGCCGCGCTTCCGCCTGAATTATCTCAGTTAGTTTTACAATCAGGTCTGCATTCGTAAGCCGTGTCTCGTAAAAACCCTCCGACAGGTACAGCTCACCATCTTTGATATCGACACGGATAAGCACGGAGGGATTGTTGTATCCGAAGTCTAACCCATAAATTGTCTCGTCTGGGTGTTCCGGTAACGTGTCCACGAAATCGAATCTGTTATAAATCCGCGCGCCGGTCTTGCCCCATTCGCCGAGCGCGTAAATCTGATAGCTGACGGGGTCGGTTTCTTTCAGGCCTTCGAGGAAATTTATATAGTCCTGCGGCAAAAACGGATTATCGAGATAAGAAGAACGAATCACCCGCACGTCGGGCTGAATCATCAGCTTTTTAGGTATCCAGCCGTTGGCCTCGGAAGGGTTGAGGCTTAAAAACATCTGATTGCGCCGGCCCGGAACAGGCGGAGTAGATAGCCGCGTTCCCAAAATTGTGAAATCCTCGAAGGTGAACTCGTTGGCTTCTTCCATCCAAATGAAATTAAAATCCGCGGACTTAACCTTTTGCGGCTCATCAAGGCCCATGAAATCTATGGTGCTTCCGCCGAGGCGTAAAATGTCGGAACTTTTGTTATGGTTTTCAGAGGAATACAACCCGTAAGTTTTCAGCGCGTCAATAAACGCTCGATAACTTGTGCGGCGCAGTGCCGGCATGGTCTTACGGAGAACGCCTATTTTGCAAGGCGCGTTGTTGGCAAGCATTATTAAAAGCTGAATGACGCTGAATGATTTAGAAGAGCGTGCGCCGCCGATATTGATTACGACACGCTCGGTTGCGTCGTGGGTGCGTTCAAAAACGCTGGTAACCTCAAAGCGTTTCATTCTTGCCCCCTGCTTTCCCGCCGTACAAAAACTATTTTTTCAGTCACCGCGCCGGAATGTTCCACTTCGGACTTTAGGGAGAACTCGTCACGACGTTTGCGTTCCAGATATTTGAGTGCTAAATCTGCATCAGCGAGGATACCAGACGTTGCGTCCCCGGCGATGGCACGATAAACTGCGCGCCGAGCGGCTAACACTGGTTTTAGCTTGAGCTGCTCTTTTCGTTGCGATACTTCGGGGTGGGATTTTAAATACCGCGAAAGACTGGAGGCAGAGATATTGGCGTAAGCCGCGGCCTCCGCGTCCGAACAATCAAGCGCCCACGCTTGCTCAAGTTTCGCAAGCACAGATTCAACAGTTTTTCCATCGAATTGCGGACGGCCGCCGGGGTTTTTAGCCATTCTTTCCCCCGCGCAAAAGAGCTTCGGCGGCAACTGTCCGGGAAGAATATTTTTGTGTGCCCGCGTTGCCGCCAAAAGAAAGCCCCGCCGCTTTACGCACGGCAGAGCAAGGACTGTTAAAGTTGTGAAAGGACGCGCCACTTGTGAGTGGTGCGGATACGTCGTGGGAGGGGGAATAAAAAAATGACCCAGGCAAAGGAATATCCTTTGAACGGGTCGTTTCACAAATTTAAACTATACAACTATTATAGCGGTTTATGCGGGTTTGTCAAGCGGAGGATTTTCCGGAGGGCGCTTGTTTTTTAA